TACCGTACTTGACCTTCAAGACTAGAAGGGTCACAAGAATAACGGCGACAAAATGAACCAAGTCCATCGTAGCGTTTCTGAGTTGTCCATTGGATAAGACCATACCCTCCTCGAAGGCATTGGTCGTAAGGAAGTATAGCACCTCCTTCACAGACGTTGGAGCGGAAATGAGATTCTTGTTTGATGTTGCCCATGATCACAGCCAGGGCAGTCTTGTCTTTGATCTCCGCTTTAGTTTGGAGTTGTTCAAGAACATACTGCTCTTGGACTGTACAATCAGGGCATTCAATCATTTCCGTTTCTTAGCTGTTTTAGCGGCGCGTTTAAAATTAGCAGCCGTGGGTGCGCCAGGAGACCCAGGCTTTCTCATTTTCTCTTTACTGCCAGCAGCAATACGCTTACGTTTGGCGTGGATGTTTGCGTAGAGACCAGGCTTAGCCATTTAAACACCTCTAACTCGTGGACCATTAGCGTTGCCTGATTGCTTCAGCCAACGAAGCATGTCTCCCTGTTTAGGAAACATCTTATCCAGTTTTTTACGGTCCATTCGTTGCTCAACTAGATCACGAAAATCTCCTTGAGACATGGGTTCTTGAGAAATTTTTAGGGCATTACGCCCTTTCTTCTTTTTCTTGGAAGGTAGCATTACCAAATACCGGGAATGATCTGTCCGGTCAGAGCATAAGAACCAAGAGCAGCCATAACGCCAAGCATAGCGAGACGGCCATTAAGGAGCTCAGCTCGCTCATTGTGGGGGACACCGTAAGGATGGTCAGTCATTAGTAATTAAGATCCGATCGTTCAAGTTTAGCAAAGACATCCTGCCGATAAGCAGGATCCCTATCATAGCGTGGATCGGACATAGCTTGCACAACTTCAGCTTGGCTACGGAAAACGTCTTGCTGAGTCTGAGCAGGTTTGCCAGACAGCATACGTCCTTCGTAACCATTAGCTTCTTGGAATGCAGCTTGCAATCCAACCACAGCCAGTTTAACCATGTCAGGATCTCCAACGTTAATCAGGTTGTCAAAAGCCTGAACAAAATTTTGCGGCATGTTTTCAGCCGCCCAACTAACCAACCCATTGTATTGCTCTTCACCACCAACAAAGTTCTGAATATCAGAAACTTGATCAGCAGTAAAATCTTCTACCTGGGCAGGTTGAGATTGGATTTGCATGTAAGCTTCAAGAAGATCCTTGCTATCCATTTGGGCTAGCTTTTCAAAGGTTTCCTCACTGAGCTTACCATCGTTAGAATAATACTCTTCAGAAGCTGAGTTAAGAAGATCAATTAGAGGATCAGCATCAATAGGCTGTTCTTCTACTTCTTCTTCCCGCCGCCGCCCTTGTGACTCTTCTTGCCGCAAGCCATCGTTAGATTCTCCTAGTTTTTTTTGAAGTTCAATGTAAGCTTTTTCCAGTTCTTCAGCTGACTCGTATTTACCAGCCAGCATCCGGTTCTCTTCTTGAGCATGTTGCTCGCCAATAGCTAGAGCTTCTTGCTCAGCTTCATTCAGTTCCGGTTGATCCGCTGGAGTCGGATCGTAAGTTAGAATTGCCATTTACAGTAGTTACTTGAAGGTTACCAAGGCCAACTGTTTTTACATAGTTGGGTGAACGACCGATGGTAGGGGTGCCTACCTTCATACGTGGTGCATAGCGATTACCGTCATCAGTGTACGGGTCCTCGCCAAGCGTCATTTTAGGTGTGAGTTTTTTCTCAGTCACCGGATTGGGTTCAGGCGTCTCGATTGTAAGAGACACCTTTTCATTTGTAATTTCTTGAGCGGGCTTAGCAGTACGCTTCGGCTCGGGAACACTAGGCTTCCGCGCCGAGCGCCGCTTCGGGGTTGGATCCGTCATCTAGTTGTTTTTCAAATTCAGGATTTTTAGTTGGGTCCATCATAGGAGCAGATGCAAATTGACCAGCTTGTTTAAGAAGCTCTTGCTGTTGCATCATCTGTTGTTGCTGCTGCATTTCACCTTCAAGTTGTTGCTGAGATTTGACCAGACCCAGCGTTTCAATACCTTGTGCTGTAGCCAAACGTTTGATAACTTCAGCAGGTTCAATATATTTAGCGAGTGCTTCAGGACCCATAGTCTGAGCAACCGTTTGAAGGAATGCAGTCAAAGATTCACGGTCTTGACCACGACCCAAAGCGTTGACACCAGCCACAATCTGTGGACGGACAAGATCTTTGGGAAGTTTAGGTACTTGGTTGTTCCTTTGCAGAACAAACATAGTACGGTTTAGATAAGGCACCAGGAATTCTACAGTCAAAAGGGAGAACAGTCCCCCAAGTTGCTGTTCGAGTTCAAGTTGAGTAAGGCGAACCTCTTCAGCTGTTGTGCGTTCGGATTGACGAACTGTCAACACAAGGAAAGCTTCAGAAAGTCGTTGAACTAAACTGTTAGACATTTCAGATGCAGTTCGGAAGTCAGCAGTTTTACCTACTTGAACAACTTGTACATCTTCAGGTCTGCCTTGTACAATAGCACCATTTCCAGCATTAGCAAGAGTAGCTGGCTTAGTAGTACTACTTGGAGATACCAAGAATACAACTTTAGCAGCAACACTGCTACCTTCAATTAGTGCCTGGCTCAAAGAATCCAGGGAGCGCAAGTCTCCAAGAAATTCTTCAACCCTACCACGACCGTAGTCTTCACCGTCCACAGTATTGAATCTGAGAACGAGCCATGGAGAAACATTTTTAGGTGCGGTGCTTCGGCTACCAGGAATAATTTTGTCATCTACTTCCTGATGCCATACCCAACGACCTGATGATTCTTCCAGTCGGACGTAGGTGTATACCTCAACGTCATCCTCTTCCCCGTTTCTACCTGAGCCAGAGTTACCACCAGCTTGGTTAGGTTTTGGCAGAGGGATGTCAAGAAGCTCACGGGAAATTAGCTCCTTGGTTACAATTTCAAGAACGTTACCTTCACCATCACGGTTTACAACAAACCGATTCAGTGGGTACATTTTGATACCGTTCTTGCCCATAAACAAAAGGGCGTTACCACCAACAATCAAATGTTTAATTGCTTCGTGGATAGTAACACGATCGTTAGATGCATTAATAACATCCATGATCATGCGTTCAATTTTACCAAAGCTTTCTTCAAGTTCAGTCTTAATCTCGGCAGGAAGCTCCTCACCAAGCTTTTCATCCCGAACTTGTAGTTTAAAGAACGGGGTCATCGGAGGAAGCAAAGCAAGCATAAGTTTACTTGCCAAGGTCACTACCGATTTGGCTCCCACTGATTGCCATGGAGTTACAAGAGTTTTGTGATTCTCTTTGTAACCTTCATCACGACGAATCAGATAAGGAAGAGTAAGACGCGAACACTCGTAAGCTACATCGAGAAAGTTGTTTCTTACTGAAGTAAGCTTCTCATACCGAGCACGTGCGTTCTTCACAAGTTAATGCCTCCAGCTGGGGGAGCGGCTTGTGAACCAGAAATACCAATTGAAAGTCCACGACGACGAGCCATAGAAGCACGACCAGATGCTTGGTCACGACGACGGCTACTAGAACCAGCTTGTTGAATACCAGGCTGATAATCTAGAGGCTGAAGTGGTTTGTATTCTTGAGTAAGTTGTTTTGGAGCCTCAGGTGTTTTTACAATTGGAGCCTGGGGCATAATGTTAATAGGTGCGGGAGCTTGTTGTTGCCCTCCGCCACCACCACCGAAACACATTAGCTTTCATCCATTTTAGATTGAATCCACTCGACAATGGAGCGTTGACCTGCTTGATACATGATCTGCTCCATAGTCATAGCGGGGGTTGGGTTGATAGGTGGAAAGGTATCGAATAGTTCTTGAAGTAGGGACGAGGTTGTCATCCCCTTCACTTCAAGCATACTGAGGGAGGTTGGGGTTTGCATGTTCAAAGAACGCTGGCATCCTAGCTCGCTTGGTGTCGGAAAGCTCTGGAGCTTTACCTTGATACATCAAGTTGTCGCTAGAATCCAGCCAAAATTTTTTGTCCAAATATTTATTGGTAGTATTTCTACCTAGTGGCTCCATAACCCAGTTGATGGTAGCCTTCCGCAGCTTGTCAAGAGAAGGGCTGTAATTCAGACCCATCTCAGTGCAGACAAGGGTATTGGTAGAAACATGGACCTGTTCATCACGGCTGATGTCAGCACTCACTGTTCGGAGTCCAGCGTCACCGTTGAAACGGAAAAAGGGGAGGAGCACAAAGAAAATCGCACGCTCGGCAACCAACGCTTTGAGCAGCGTGTG